AGGAGGACAATATGAGCCTGGCAAGGTTCCTATTCGTTCGAAGCAGCTAGTGCGTAGCCCACAAAATACTTTGGTTCTACCAGGGACTAATGTACAATGTGTGCATACAGCATACAATAAAATAACGAAGAATTTTGACACAGTTGAGCTGCAATTTGAGAATGATGAGACGAAAGAGATAACGAGAATAACACATAGTGTGATGTTGTGGATTGGAGGAGAGTATGCGCTGCTGCCATTACATGTTATTCTAGGGTCGCAGTGTCCGAAAGGATATACACCTAGAGTAGGAGTGAGTAGACATGTAGAAAGGAGTTGGAGATTAGATGAATTAGAGATAACTAGGAAAGGAGGAGATAACGGACTAGTGAGGTTTCCGGGTATGATGCCCAGACCTTATATTGTTGACCACTTTGCAGAAGAATTTCCGGATGTAAATGCGGATTTTGACTGTATTGTGCCCAATGAGAAAACTAGTGATGTTACAATCTTTAGGACGAGCCCGCCTGAGTTTGAACGTAGAGATACGCCATACTCAAGCTTGAGGTTCCCTTTAGACGATCCTTATCCTGACGTGCAAACAGACGTTAGATTTGGATCAGTCCCTAATAGGGATGGAATGTGTGGAAGTATATTTGTTAGCCAGGGGAAGATAGTAGCAATACATCAAGCTGGCAATCCAACGCGAAATTACGCGTTGGCTTCAACGCTATTTAAAGGAGATATAGAGGATCAGGTTAAAGTGCAAGGATTTGCGGTAGAAATGCCCAATTTGGGCCCAATAAGCCCAGCACCTTTGCTTGCAGGAGTGGAGACGATTGGATACGTGACCCAGAAACATGGGTCATTTGTCCCTAATAAGACGAAAATTAAGAGATCAGAGTTACATTATGAGATATTGAGAGATAAATTAGGAGTGAAAGATACGGATCATCTTCCAGGAATTCTGGGGAAAACGGTTGTTTATGGACCGCTACCTCCAGAAAGAAGGGAGATTAGACCATTGGAAAATGCGCTGTCAAGGTTTGGAATGCAATCATGTGTTTCTGACCCACCACGTGCACAACGTGTGGCAGGCTTTTTACCCAAGGGATTTAATCGTGCTCATTTGCGCGTTTTAACTCCCGAGGAAGCGACGTATGGGATTCCGGGCTGGATCAAGAGCTTGGATCCCACTACGTCGATTGGATATTGGTGGAAGAAGTTGAGAATGAAGGAAGTAAAGAATCGTCATAGCCTGTTTTATGAAATAGGTAGTGATGGAACTTTGTTTCCACGTATTCATCCGCTTCTTCTTAGGGACATTGAAATTAAAATTGAGAAATTTAAGAATAAGATATGTGTTCCTGTTCTTTATGAGGAGACTCTTAAAGACGAATTAAAGTCTAGGGAAAAAATCGAACACCCTAGACTTTTCTCAGCCGGTGATTTAACTTCTTTGATCATTCAAAAGATGTATCTTGGAAGTTTTATTGCTGAAGCGTGCTTGGACCCGACTTCGAGTCCTTGCGCGGGAGGTTTAAATCCCCATTCTCGCCAGTGGGGTGACCTCTATTCATGGTTACGTGGCGATCCCCGTGATAAACGTGTTCTAAGAGCAGGTGACTTTAGTAAATTTGATATTAGCGTCAAA